ATCGACCCCATGCCGCCGACCATGAAGTTGGTGTCACTCATGGCCATGGAGGTGATGAAGCGAAAGCTCACCGTTACGGGCGCTGCCGGATTGAAGTCTGCGAACTGCGCAAAGGGCAACCACGGGATCTGATAGGCGTACCCGCTCGACACGGCGTATCCGCCACCCGCGAGGAACATGCCTTGCCCCGCGACAATCCTCGTCAGTCCACCGACGCCTCGAATGCCCGTGCCCTTGCTCCACCACGTGTGGCCGTCGAGCGTGTGCGGGCCGGCCACGCTCATGTCGATCTCTGGCTGTGCCGTCAGATCGATCTCGTAAAGTGTGCCCCATGACTGCCCACTGGTCGGGATTACCGGAACCTCCGGAGGCGGGGGCGGTTCTTCGACATAGACAGTGGGCGCGCTCGGCCACCCGCCTGAGCGTTTGAGCGAGAACGTGTTGCCGGCACGCGTGGATGCCGTGTAAGGCGCGATGAAAGCGCCATCCCGGTAGGCGATCTCCTCGGGCTTGCTGGCGCCGAAGCTCACGCTGAGAAAGGTCGCCGGGGGCGTCGCACTGGTCGTGAAGTCGACAGGGTCATCCTTGTTCGCCAGCGCGGACCCAGGCGCGTCGATCCACGTGACACTCACGACTTGACTCCGAGCAGCTCGCTGCGCACCACCGGCATCTCGCGCGGCGCCTCGATCAACAGCCGCACAGCCTGGCCGCGCACCTCGACGACAGTCACGATGACCTCGTCGCCGATCAACACGGCCTCACCATCGCGGCGTGTGACGACGAGCCGGCTCATGTGCGCACCAGCATGACGCGCTCAGGGTCGAAGCCACGCGCCACAGGAAGCACGTCAACGTCCTTCGCCGAGAGAAACTGCCGCGGGCCGAGCGGCTTGTCCGCATCGACCCAGGTGGTCCCGTCCTCCGAGAACTGCACCTGCGTCACAGCCGTGACGCCCGCCACGGTGAGCGCCGCCGCCGCGAGTCGGCTTCTGTACAAGATGGAACCAAGGTCGACGCCGGACGCGATGTAGCTGCCGTCGCTCATCTGCAGCGTCAGCGCGCCACTGCTGAAGTCCACGATGCGCTGCCGCAGCGCGGCGTCGCCGGCGTAGCTGCCTTCGTCGACCTCAGCGCTCAGGCGCACCCACCAGTGCGCCGCCGTCGCGACGCTGTACTTGATGACCTGCGTGTGACCTTCGCTGTCGGTGACCGCGCTGGTCGTCGTGCCGTGCGTCTCGATGCCTGCGGCGAGGTTATCCCAGATGGCGTGCGCGATGAGCGTCTCGGCAGTCGTGCCGAGCGTGAGCGCCTCGACACTCTTGGGAGGCCGCCCGGCAGCGTCGGTGACCATCGTGCGGTTACAGATCACGCGCACGGCTGTCATCCCGCTCAGGCGCGAGAGTGCGGCGCGCATGGCGGGCGCCGTGGTCGCGCCCTGATCGGACAGCTCTTGCCGGCGCCGGATGCGAAAGGCCGCGTCGGACTCGCCGACCTGGCGGAACGTGTTCGTCAGCGCCGCGACGCGATCGAGTGCTGCGCTTGAGCCGCTTTCGCCGAGCGCGCCCCACACGGCTTCGAGGACCTCCCACAGCTCCGCGTGCTTGCTCGCGACGATGCCGGCGATCTGACCAAAGACGCTGTCAGGCGCGACGTCGAGTGACGGCGAGATGGTCGCGCGCGCTTCTGCCGCGATGGCGTCGAAGACCTCGGCTTCGGTGGCGACGACGAAGCCGCTCTCGGTGATGCCGCTCATACGCTGACCTCGAAGCGAATCTCCACCGGCAACCCCGTGTCGAGCGCCACCTCGAAGTCGATGGTCATGACGCGGCGCTGGCGGTCGGGCGACAACGCGAGCCGCGTCAGCGCAGCCACCCGCGGCGTGCCGAGGATGCGGCGCCGCAGCTCGGCCCGTCGCGCAAGGTCGCTCGCGTTGCCAAGGATCTGGTCGTACCAGTCCGTGCCGGTCGCCTGGTCGCGGAACCACTCGCCGCGGAAGTGCTTGAGCCGCACCTCGAGTGCCTGTTTCACATACTCGGCATTGTAGACGAGCCCGAAGCGGTCGCCTTCGAGCAGCAGGTCCCCGGATACGTCGAGGGCGAGGTCGCTCATGTCGCCTGCACTTTCTTAGCGCCCACCGAAGTGCCCTGCTTGTACGGCTTGCCGAAGCTCGCCTGTCCTGCGAGCGAGCCGAGCGTCATTGCTAGCTTCGCAAGCTCTGCATCGACCTTGTCCGCAAGCGCCACGTAGTCCGCGCCAGTCTTGCCGCCGAGCACCACCGTCCCATCCGACTTGATGCGAATGGTGGCCGCGCCGTCCTCGGTGCCGATCACCAGGTCGGTGGCGCTGACGTTGGCGAGCCTCTTGGTATCCGGATACCAGCCCGGCTTGGCGATGCAGCCGTTGAGGCCATGCGGCTGTGAGATACCCGGTGGGCTGACGATGCCGCTGTCTCTCCACACGAGCGTCGACTGCTCGGCACACTGGACCTCCACGAAGTCGCCAAGCTTGAGCGGGAACGTGATGGCGTGGCCCCCTCCACGAGGCCACTGCACCGGCACGTCGTAGAGCGTGGGCAAGGTCTCGTACTCGAGCGCGCCCTCGTCGTCCTGAAGCTCGCGCATCAGTTGGGGCTCGACGTCCACCGTCTGCCCTGCGACGTCATACGCGAGTACGCGCGCCGGGAAGCACGTGTGCAGACTGCGACGGCCTGCCTGGATGACGCGGTCGAGCGCCTCGCGCTGGGTGGGGGTCGTACTCATCCGCCCACCTCCGGGCTCGGCGTGCCCTCAAGCTCCGCGGCCCAGTCCTGGCCGTGGGTGTCGCCCACGTAGCGCACGCGCTCGAGCCGCCAGACGCCCTTGAGCGTCGATGCGCGCACCTTGACCCGGCGCCCAGGCACAAGGCCCGGCAACAGCAGCGCACGGGCCTGCAGGTTCCCCTTCTCGTCGGTGGTGGGCACGTCGACCAACCCCGACTGCGGCGACAGCAGGACGCCCTGCGTGTCGAGGCTCTTGCCGATGGGCGTGACCGACAGCGCGTTGTCCTGGATGGACCACTCGTAGCCGGCCGAGCGCAGCACGCTGTCGAGCTGCTCGGGCGCCGAGCCCTCGAACGTCGCGCCACGGCCGATGCTCGCGCCCACGCCTTCAAGCCGCGCAGATAGCAATTGCTTACTGGCGTTGCCGAGGCCGATCCCCATCTCCGTGGTCAACTGCTCGACGACGCGCGTCATGGAGACGCCTGGGCGGAACCCGAAGGTCGCACGCGCGCGCGTTGCGCGGTCCCCGTCGCCGCTACGCATCACCGTCACCCAGGAGCCGTCGCTTTCGGGACGCGAGAAGACCTCACGCAGCTGCCCGTAGAAGAGCAGGCTCATGCCCGTGCCCTGGTAGCCAGCGGCGAGCCGCACGGGGATGGCCTTGAGCTTGGTGCCCGGGACGCGCAGCTTGCCGTAGCCGGTCTCGAGCGCCTCACGGTGGGCGCGTGACAGGTTGTAGATGGCAAGCTCGCAAGTGTTCGGCTCGCGCTTGGTGGTCTTTTCCACCGTGAAGCCGACGCGCAGGGACTCGACGCGCATGCCACCGACGTTCACCTCACAGAGGCGGCCGAAGTTCTCGTTCGCGCGCGCGGAGAGCGTCATGCGGACAGTTCCTCGGGCGGGATGTAGACGACCTTGACGCGTGTTCCGAGGTCGTTGAGACCGGGCTCCGCCGTCCGACTTGCCGGATCGACGACAGCGATAGCTCCAGGTGGACGGCGGCTGTCGCTGACGCCGCGAAGCAGGTCCGCGTTGAGCACGACGCGCACGCCGCTGACGATGGGGGAGCCATCCACGTCACTCAGGCCGAAGTACCAGACGCCGTCACGCGCGTTCCACCGCCAGACCACCGTGAAGAAGGCGTCGCCAAGCTGCGCCTGGGCAGTCTGGTGCGGGTAGCCGTCGGTCGGGGTGGGGACGGGCTGCATCAGTACATCCCCGCAAGGCCGAGGTTGAGCGCCTGCTGCCGCGTCTGCTCGTCGATGCCCTCTTGCTCCATGCCGCCCTCGGTGACGGCGGTGCCCCGCATGTTTTCGAGCCGGTTGAGGCCCTTGTCCTTCCGCTTCTTCGACCGCAGGAATCGCGGGTCCGGCGGCTTGAGCGTCTCGAGCGCGAGCGACGTCACCGCCAGCTGCTGAAAGCTCGCCGTGAAGTCGAGAGCGTTGGCGGTCGCCGCATCGCGCTGCACCGTCAGGCTCTTCAGCACCATCTGGTCGAAGTCGCCGATAGCCGTCAGGATCGTCAGCGCCCGCGCCTCACGCTGCATCTGGAGCAGCTCGGCGTAGACGCTCGTCACGCGTCGCACGGCGCCGCTCCACAGCCGCACGTCCGCCGTCGCCTCGGTGATGCGCGACTGCGAGCGGCCGAGCATGCTTTCAGACAGCTTCGAGGTGCGCGAAAAGGGCGGCTCGAGCGTCACCACCGAGACGCCGCGCACGGGCGAGACGCCGTCCATCTGCGTGAGCCCCTCGCGCGTCGGCGTGTTGCTCACCACCGCGCTGATGACGATCTCGGTCGGCTGCACGCGCACGTGGTCGACGCGGTCGGAGTCAAGCTCGATGGGGTAGCGCGTCATCTCCGCGTCGTGCGTGAAGGACTCGCTGACCGAGGCATCGAACTCCATCGTGCCGCCTGGCCACGACAGAAGCGTGCGCGTCTCGCTGCTCATACGGGTGCCGCCGGGGCCGTCGCCGCCAAGGTGCGATTGTTGTTGTCGAGCGCCTTCTGCACTTCCTTGCCCACCTGCTGCGCGGTGCCGGGGGTCGCGTTGCCCTGGATGGTCACGTTCACCGCGCCGTTGGTGACGCTGACGCTGCGGCTTGCGACCGTGGTCCCTGGCGCCGCAGTCTGCCCAGCACCTGTACGCGCCTTCGCCGCGGCGTCGGCACCGCGTAGGTCGACGCCTACTTTCGCGAGAAAGTTGAGCACGCCCTTCGGGAGGACTCCTGCGATCTTGGCGCGGATCTTCTCGAGCGCGTCGCTCACGTAGGCGGAGATTTCACTCCACGTCTTGGTGAACCACTCGTCGATAATGCCGAGGCCCGTGGCGATGTCGCTCTCCAAGCCGATCCAGTCTTCGAGGAACTCGGCGATGAAGTTCGTGCCCGTCGTGAACTGCTGCCACAGCGCATAGACCGCCGCGCCGAGCAGCAAGACGGCAGCGACGACCGCTGCGACAGGCGCCCACGCCACGATGAAAGCCCAGGTCGCCGTCGTGGCAGTGCCGAGCCACGCCGTGAGCGTTGCGAGGTTCATGAATGTACTGACGAGCGACAACAGCACGCGTGTGCGAATAACCCGGTACAGCTGAATCAGCATGTTGATGAGGGCAAGTCCTCCGCGTGCAGCGGCAATACCTGCGATCCACTCGAAGAAGTACGTCTTCGACGCGAGGTCCCCGATGATGTTCGCGACGGCGCGAATGTGAGGCTCGTAATCGTCGAACAGGTCGAGCAGCTTTTGCGCCATCGGCAGAAAAGCGCCCCCGATCTGGGTCGCGAGTTCCTTGAACCGATCTTTGAGCGCCGCGATCCGGTTGCCGAAGCTACCAGCCTCTCGCGAGGCCGCGCCGAAAACGTCCTTCGCAGTCGCGGACTGCATGACGAACGCGTAGCGGACCATCGTCTTTTCGGCCGCTGCCATGTCCTTCCACAGGGTCTTGTGCCCCTTTTGCAGGGCGAAGGCGGCGAGCCCCGCTTCGTCCATGACGATGCCGAACTTCTTGAGAGGCTCGGTCTCCCCGGTGAGACCTGAGCGCAGCGCGTTCAAGGCATCCTCGTCAGAGGCGAGGTCGAAGTATGCCTTGAGGTCCACCGCCAATTGCGCGAACGACTTGCCTACGGTGGCCGCATCCTTCTCGCTGCCAGTGAGCCCCTTGGTGACCACGCCGATGGCGCCCACGTATTCGCGGAGACTGAACTTCGAGCGACCCAGCGCTCTGCTGTTCGCGTCCGCCCATGCGAGCACCGAGTCGGAGCTTTGGCCGAACGTGACCTTGAGCAGGCTCAGGTTCTCGGAGGCCGCTGCGGCCATCTCGACCACGCTATAGAGCCCCTTCGCGATCGCGCCGGCACTGAGAGCGATGCCGAGCTTGCCGGCCATGCTCTTGAGGCCGTCCATCGCGGACTCGGCCTTCTTCGCCCCTGCGGGGTTGAAGTCGATGCCGAACATGGCGACGAGCTCGCGAACAACCATCTAGCGCCGACTCCTTCCTACGCTGCGCAGCTTCTGCTGCTTGTTCTCGGCTTCGATCTCCGCTCTCAGGCGCGCTTCCTCGAGAACGTCCAGGACCTCGTGCGCGTCGACCACGTCCTTGAGCGACCAGCGGCGCTGGATCTCGTCTAGCGACTGGCCTCGATACGCCTCACTCGTGCAGATGCGGTGGAAGAACCAGTCGACGTTGTCGGGGATGCTGGTTCCGGCGTGGGCGCTGCCACGGGAGACGCTGTCGATGAACCGACGAGCGCCTTGAGCCCGAGCAGACGCTTGAAAAAAGGGGCGCAGGAAAACTCCACGCACGCCTGCAGCCACTCGGCCCAGTCCCCAAGCCCCTCGCCGCCGCCGAAGACCACGTCCATGACACTCGTCAGAGGCGTCCACTGGCTGTCGTCGGTCTCGACCTTCGTCTTCTTGGCGAAGGTGTTGGTTAGCGTGTCGAGCGTTTCATCGTCGAGGTTCTCGAGCACCGCACCGATGGCGCCGATGATGTCGATCTCTTGCTCGGCAAGCTCCTTGTCGGCGTCGATCTTGATGGTCCCCTTGAGGCCGCGACCAAGCACGTTGCCGAGCATGCGCGCCGTGTGCCGGGCCTCGAGTGCGCCGAGCTGCCCGACCTTCACGTGGCGACCTGAGCCGCTGAGCCAGATTTCCTTCTCACCGAGCAAGGGTCACCTCAGGCCAAAGGCGGAAAGTCGTACTCGGCGTTCGCGAGGCGGATCTGCCACTCGCGCGCCGTGGGCGTGCGGTCGAGCGAGCCGTCCGGCGCCTTCATGATCCAGGCTTCGGGCGCGAGCAGCGTCTCGCCCGTGCCGCCCACAATCAGCGCGAACGGCCCGATCCCGAGCGCTCCGCCGCCGCGGCGCCTTAGCTGCATCAGCTGCGCAAGCACGCGGTTCAGGTCGCTCGTCTGCATGAGCTTGAGTGTGACGGTCGCGCGCGCGTCGTTGTTGACGCTGACCGAGACCTCGCCATCGGTGCCGACCACGTCGTCTGCGATGTTCGAGTCAAAGGCCCAGCTGACGAACTCGCCGTCGGCAAGGCCGCCCTCGAACGGCAGCGCGCTGAAGTTGATCGTGACCTCGCTCGGGTTGTAAATCTTCGTCACGCGATAGCCCTCCCGACGTCAGATGGTGATGGTCCCGCGGATGGTGCCGACCGAGTGGACGGCGCCCGCTGCGCGAAACGCGAACTCGATGCCGGTCCACCTACGTGCGGCGCGGTCGGCCTCGGGCACGTCGGCCACGGCAGGCACCACCACGCGATGGGTCTCAGGATCACCGTCGTACTTGAGGTACCTGCGGCCATCCATCGCGGGCGAGATGGCGTTCCAGATGGCGCCGTACAGCTGTCGGCCCCCTGCGTCCGAGAACGGCAACTTGCGGTTGCCGCTGAGCGTCGCGAAGACGCTCTCCTTGATGCGCGCGACCGTCCAGTCGCTCAGCTGCGACAGATCCACGAACGAGCCGTCGACCGCCCAGCCCTCGATGACGACGTTGCGTCCGGCGATGGTCGTGTAGTGGTTGCCGTGCTTGTCCGTGATGGCGCGCTGCTGGGCCGTCGTGAGCTTGTCGGGCGTCACGCCGCGTAGCGTCGCGAACTTCCAGGTCGCATCCCCCGGCTCGCCCACAAGACGCGTGCCGAGCCAGGCGGCGCCTGCGTACTGAGCGGGCTTGCTGTGGTAGAGCACCACCGTGCGTGCGAGGCCCTGCGCGCCGAGCGTCGAGATGACGTCGTCGGTAAGAGCGGGGTCGAGCACGTTCGCCTCGTCGGTCTGTGCCGCGAAGATGACCGGGCGCGTCTCGGCCCAGGTGGCCGCGGCGGTGATGGCGTCGGCTGCCGAGCTCGCCATCGCGAGCCCGTACCAGTCCGGGTCTTCGGCCCAAATGGCGTCGAGATCGGCGCCGATGCTCGCGGCGGTCAGATCGCTGCGCCCGACCTTGACGTTACGGGGCTTGGGGTTCTGGCTCATGATGGCGCGTACGGCGCCGTAGGTGGTGGACGCAAGGGCTGCGGCCTCGGTCATGCCGCCGGTCACAAGGTCCGCGACCAGCTCCGCCTGCCAGGTGCTCGCGCTGTACACGCGCACGCGATCGGTGAACGACGCCGGCCCGAGCACGAGCGGCGTGCCGAACCCTTGCTGCGCGACGGTCACCGTCGCCACGGTGATCTCTACGTTGACGATATCCTCTAGCGGCATGCCGTCACTCCGGGATCAGAAAGGGTGGTGCGCCGTGGTCGCTCAGGCTGACCGCCTGCACATACGTCGTCTGCTCGCTCGGCTCGTACAGCGCGCTCAGAGTCGCCATGCGCACATCGAGCACGGCGATCTGCTCCCAGCGGCCCCCGAAGCTCACGTCGCGCGTCTCGAGCATCTCGGTCTCGAGAAACGACACGCCCGCCTGCGTCAGAACCTGGCGCCGGGCAGGGTGGTAAAACGATGCGCGAATCGTCTCGAGGGAATTGCGCGCCGCATAGGCATCGACCGGCGTGCGGGCACGAAACTGAATCGAGAGCGTGAACTCTCGAAGGCCCGTGATGCGTGGGCTGTAGACGCCGGGTGAGCTTTCCACTTCCTCGACGTCGTCATAACCCACCGCACGCTCGCCCGAGATGCGTAGCTCGACGCTCGACTCATGCAGCACCAGCTTCGCCGCTTCGCGGTCCCACAAGACGTGATCGCCATCGACCACGCCCGTGCTCTGCACGAACAGGCTGATGGCGTCCTGGATGGCGCTCCACGGGACGGTCATGGCCCACGCCCCTTGCGCAGCTCGCTCGCGATGGAAGCGCGCAGCTGGCCCGTGTCAATCAGCGCTTTGGATGACTTCTTGCGCGCGATGGTGACGGGCGACAGCGGCGGTGCGATGCCAGCGGCGATGCGCTTCTTGATGTCGCCCTCGACCATCAAGCCGGTGCGCTTGAGCGTCAGGCTGTTGGTCGAGAACGTTGCCGCCTTGGCCGCCTCCATCGCTTCTCGGCGCACGCCGTTGACGATGTACTTGCGGTACTTCTTGTCGTGCTGGTCGATGGTCGCGCGCAGAAACGACCGCTTGGGGATCTTGCCGGGGATGCCGAACTCATGCACCGCGCCGATGTCCACGATGGTCATGCCCCCCGCACCCTCGTGAGGCTTGCCGCCGCTCTTGCCCGTGATGCCGACGACGACGTAGGGCTTTTCAGCCTTCATGCGCGCGGTCATCTGCAAGAGCGCCTTCATGCCCTTGTCCCGATCGATGACCTCGCTCTTGGCCACGGCTACACCAAGTCCATGAAGGGGCCGAGGCTCGCGCGTATCTGCGTGAAGCGCAGGCGATGGGGCGTGAGGCCGCCGCCGACGCGCGGCGTGGTCTCGTTGGGGCCGGGCGCAGGCCCGAGGTAATCGGCGACGAGCTCGATCATCGCTGCGCGACCCTTCTGTTCGCCGAACGTGGCGACGTTCACTTCGATCTCGGCGAGACCCTTCGCGTGCGCGAACATCGCGTCGGTGGTCTCCCGAAATTCGGGGTACACCTCGACGAAGTCCGTCAGCGTAAGGTCGATCGCCACAGCGCATCACCGACGCTTGCGCGGCTCCTCGCCGCTCGAGTGCGCCGCGTGCTGCTGCTGCTGCTGCGCCTCGCGCTGCTGCTGCTGCGCCTCGCGGTCAGCGAGCCGCTTCTGCTCTTCCTGTTGGCGCGCGTCGGTCGCGTTCTGATCGGTCTGCTTCTGCGCGGGCGTCGGCGTGGTGGCCGGCTGCGGGACGCCCTCAGGCAGCGTCTGCTGACCGGGCCCGGCGTTCTTGTCGCCGGCTTCGGCATCGCCTGAGGCCTCGCCCACCTTCAGGATGGGCGGGTCCGCTTCGAGGCGGGCCTTGGCGTACTTCTCGTGCTTTTCGCTGTACTCGTCCGACGGGTAGTCGCGAAAGCCCTGCGCGGGGATGAAGCCCGAGCCGGGCGCGAGCTCCTGGTCGGCGCCGGACAGATTCTCGATGCGGGTGACACTAGCCATGGCAGTCGACCTTTCTCGGCTCAGATGCCGTCCATGTAGAGCGCGGACTTCGGGTAATAGAACTCGACGCCGCCGATCTTGCTGAACATCGGATTGAGCAGCGCGAGGTTGCGCGGCTGCGGAGGCAGCTGCCGCAGCGGAACCGGGAAGGCGATCTGCAGCATCGCCGGGTCGCGCTTGTACGCCATGGCGCGCGCCGTGCCGCCAGCGCCTGCCGTGCTCGCGCGGTGCCAGCTCTCCACGTTCTTGATGAAGGCAGCGTTTTGCAGAAAGCGCTGCAGGATGGTCTGCTGGTTGTCGACGCTGAAATAGCCACGCCGGATGAGCTGCATCTTCGCCGTCGGCAACACCAGCGTGTCCGGCATCTGCAGCTCGTTCGTCGTCGACCAGATCGTGTCTTCGAGGCGATGCAGGTCCGCGATGACCTGACTTGGCGTCAGCCCATCCCACGAGCCCGTTGCGGCGATGACTGGCACCTGGTCGTGGGTGAGCAGGCCCTTGAGGCCCGCCGTCGGCTCACCAAGGGCGGCGATGACGTCGAGGCGACGCCCGATGGCGTTGACCGCGGCACGCTGGCGGCGGTTCTCGATGGGCACGCCGCTCATCTGCGAGCGCAGCAGGTCTTCCTGCGTCACCTTGTAGGCGGCGCCGACCACGACCACGCGGTTGACGAACTTGTCCTTGGCCGCGTCGGCAAGCGGCAGGTCGTCGGCGCCGTTGGCGATGATCTTGGCTTCGCCCGCGTCGTCCCACTGCTCGTAGACGATGCTCTCGACGCCCGGAGGCGCCGTCGTGTCGACGGGGATGAGCCGCGTCCACTTGAGCTCGGGGTACAAGATGTCGAAGGTCGCGCCGCGCAGGTACTCAAGCTCCCGCTCGGCGACGGCGGCAAGGCGCGCATCTTCACGGTTGCCCGTCTCGATGATGCCGGCCTGGGCGAGGGCGTATTCAAGGTCGCGCATGGTCAGACTCCTCGCCGGCTGATCTCGACGACGCCGAGCGCACCCGCGCCGGCGCCCTGGTACGCATTGGCGCCCGCTAGCGCCGCCGCAGCCGCGTCGGTTGCGCCACGAAGGGCGCCCTTGGTTCCCGCGCCCCCAAAGCGCACGAACAACGCCGCGCCGGGGTTGACCACATCCTCGAAGCGGATGCGGATGCGCCCGACGTGCAGGATCTGAACGCGGCTACCCGCCTTGTAGGTGGCCACCGTCGCGTTCGCGTCCTGGGGATGGCCGCTGTCGAAGACCGCGATGCCGAGCACCGAGCCCGGGTCGGTCACCTCGGCCGCCGTCGAGGGAAGCTTGCACTTGTTGTGGGCGCCGGCGGCGCGCACGACGACAGATCCCATCGGGATGTCCTCGGTCGCGAGCGCCGAAATGTGATCGTTGAAGCCACAGTCGTACTCGCCGCCGTGGTAGCCGACAGGGGGCTCGAGGTTGTAGGTGCTTTGCGACATCGCTTAGGGTCCTTTCCTCAAGCCTTCGCCGAGAGGTCGTCGCGCCAGGCGGTGCCGAGGCGCTTTCTGAAGTCGCCGTCCGTGCGGATGACGCTGCGGCCCGCGTCGCCGTCGCCCTTGTCGTCCGAGCGCTCGCCCTTGGGCGGGTCGATCTTCTTGCGCGCGTCGTCGAGCTTTCGTTCGGACTCGGGCTTGTAGGTCTCGATCACGCTGTCAAAGCGCGCGCGCACGTAGTCGTCGCTCGCGCCATCGAGCTTTGCTTGCGCATCCTTGTGCACGTACAGGACGACCTTCTCTTCGATCTCGCGATCGGACAGGCCATCGCACTTGAACTCCGTGCCGAGCACACCGAGCGCCGTGCGCTCGAGCTGCACACGCGCCTCGATCAGACCGCGCAGCTTCGCAGGATCAGTCGCGTCGGTGCGCAGCTGCTTTTCCTTGTCGAGGTCGGCCTGCAGCGCGTCGGCTCGGGCTTTCGCCCGGTCAAGCTCGCTGGTGGCGCTGTCGAGGCGCTGCTTGTTCTCGGTGAGCGCGGCGGTGACCGCCTGCGCGGTCTGCTCGGGCGCCTCGAAGGAGACGCCGCCTAGTACGATCTTCGCCATGGTGTCGTCTCCCTGGTCCGCGCGCCGGCGGCCATCACTGTCAGGCTCAGGTGGCGGCGACAACGGCGGCAGCTCGCCATCCACCAAGCCGGCGTCGAGCACCGCGTCCTGCGCATCAAGGCGCATCGTGCAGTCAGAGCCGCCGCGTGCCGTGCCAGGGGGCAGGATCGCGAGGTGGTTGTAGCGGATGTTCCGCTGCGCCCCGTCGAAGCGCTCGCCCTCTGGTGTCACGCCCGGTGTCGCGTCGTAGTCGCAGTGGTAGCCGCACGAAAGCTCGACGCGCTTTTTCTGGCGGATGGCCTCGATGGCGTCGTGGCGCTTGACCACCAGCTCCGCGACCACGAAGGCGCCGTCCATGCGCACGTCGATGACGCTGCCGACCTCAAGCGCACTGACGTTCTGCGGGCTAACGCGCCCTTCCTTGGGGTGTAGATCCGTGACGCTTGCGCCCCGAAGAGTCGTGAGCGAATCAGCGCGCGCGACTTCTTCCGGCGACCGATACTCGGCGCGCACGGTGCCGTCCGCACGCCGGTAGCGAAAGATGCCTGCACGCGTCGGACGCGCGTCGATCAGCAAGAACCCCGCAGGATGCAACCGCACCCCGCGCAGTCCCGCCATGTCGAAGCGCATCTCGCTCACAGCACACAGGGTGCGTGAGCCGTAGGGATGCTGTCGCTAGAAGGGAAGGGGGTAGGTGGGCCGGGGAGGCGTGCGGAGGGATAAGGAGTGGCGGGCTACGGCGCGTCGTCGCTGCCGCCGCAAACTTCTCTAGGCTTCAGAGCCTTCAGCATCTCGAGCACGACCTCGTTGTCCCATGCCTCAACCACAAGCCGGCGCACGTCCTCGACGCTCGCCCCGCACCCGCGCAGCATAGCTACGGTCAGAATCAGTGAGCCGTTGCCCACCGCCTGCATGCTGTGACCATTGGATGCGCGCATCAGGAAGGCGAGCGCCACGAGCGCCTCGTCGTTCTGCCGCTCATAGGCGACGGAGCCGCCGAAGTGTTCGATCGCTTCTTTCTTGTCCACGTTCTCCCCTCCCTCAGCCTTAGTGCGCGACCCCAAGCCGCGCGCGCATCCACGCCCCGAGCGTCTCGCGCTCGTAGCGGACGCGCCCGCCCTCGCTCAGGCGCATGAACGGCGGCCCTTCACCCGCGACGCGCCACTTGTAGAGCGTGTTCTCGTTGACGCCGAGCAGCTCGGCGACTTCCTTGGGCGAGTACAGCGCACGCTCCATCGGCTACTCCTTGGGCTCGTCGTCCTCGGTCGGCACACGCGGCAGGTGCTCGAACACGCCCTTGGCCATGTCGGCGAGGATGATGAGGTCGCTGACGATGGCGCGTAGCTCCTTGCTCCTGACAAGCTCGGCCTGGTCGACGCGCTCAGCGAGCCGCAGCATCTGCTGGCGCACGAGGCCCATGACCTCCTGGGCCAGCTCAGGCGCCTTGATGGGCTTGTCACCGGGCTTCCACGCCATACGCCTCTACCTCTTCGGCCTCCTCGTCGGGGATGACCGGAATCGCGGCGCACCGGCAGTTCACTTCCTGTCCAGGCTCCGGAAATTGGCCCCACTTGTAGCGCTTTCCGTCGCGTACGCGGTGCGTTTTGCGCACCCGCTCGTCGCGCGACGTCGACCACTCGTATTCGGTCACACCAGCATCGAGCTGCCGTAGGCGCGTCAGTGACCCATGCCACTTCAGCGTCTGGTCACGGGCGATCAGCGCAGCGCGCGACTCGGCCACGCCGAAGCGCTCGATGAGCTCCTTGGCGATGTCCTCGTGCCGCAGCCCTTCGAGGGCGCCGCGGCTGACAGCGCCTTCCACCTGGGTCAGCAGCTGCTCTGGCAGGCTCTGGATGAGCCGCGCGTTCTCTTTCACGGCCAGGGCCATCTGCTCCCGCAGCCACGGCTCGGCACCCGCCAGCGGGTTGACGGCGAGGCTGTCCTCGTACGCCGTCACGAAGGCGTCGGCGTGCCCCCGCTGGACGCGCTCGAGCATCTCAAGCGCCATCCTGCGTGCGGCCGGCTCCGAGAGGTTGAGCGCCGCCATGATGGCTTCGATGATCTCGCCCAGCTGCTCGGCCACGTCGTCGAGGCGCAGGCCATCCGTGCGCGGCGCCATGCTGGCGGCCTCGTTCACGAGCGCTGGCAGCCTCGGCAGTAGCTCGGCACGCACGAGCGCCACCGTCCGCGCCACCACGCGCCTGAGAGCGGCGGTATAGCGCAGCTGCTCGGCACGCGGCTCACGGAGCGCGCGCAGCGGCTTCTGGCGGCGCCTACGGGGCCGGCGGCCGAGCAGGGTGGAGCGGGCGAGGGCGGTCATGGCGGGGCCTTGGCGCGCTCGCGCAGCTTGGCGGCACAAGCCGAGAGCGCTTTCGCCTCGCCGTAAAGGCGGAATGCGTCGCGCTCATCGTGTGACCGCATCAGTTCTCGCAACTCATCTGACTCACGCTCCCACTGCGTCGCCAGCTGCTCGACCCAGGCGAGCGAGTCGCCCACAAGCGCATCGTGCGCAGCCTGCACTTGAGGCGTGATGCGCCCACCGGCTGCCAGCACCAGCAACGCAGCTTCCAACGCATCGAGCGCGCACGGGTGGCGCTCGACCTTGAGCAGCGCACTAGTGTCTGGATCGTGCCAAGGCCTATCGAGCACCGTCGCTGATAGGTATTCAGGCTCGTGATCGACCACCAGCCGGGGCTCATCGGGCCACACCCGCCGCGCCAGCTCCGTGAGCCGCACGATGCGCTCGTCGCCACTCACGCCGCCCTCCTCGGCAGCGTCCGATTCGGCGGCGGCACAGGCCCACCCGTCGCTGGCTCGCCCTCCTCCGGCGTCGGCGCGTTCGGGTCGGGCGGCGGTAGCTGCGGAGGCGGTGGTGGCGGCTCAGGCGGGTTCTCGGCGTCCTCAAGCGCCTGCTCAAGCTCGGCGTCGAGGATCTTCTGCCTCAGGTCAAGGTCGATGCTCGTCTCCATCGACCAGCCGTCGGCGCGGAAGCGGTTGAGCGCGACCTCTTCGGGCGTGAGCACCTGCTGCGCGATGTAGATGGCGTCGGTCTCAGCGACGGTCTTGCGCAAGGTCGCCTGCTCGAGCGACGTCATCTGCCTCAGCGGCTCCCACATGATCTCATAGCCGTCAGGCTTGTGTCCGCCCGTGGGGCCGTCTTTCGCGAGGAAGATGAGGTCGCACAGGCGTCTGAGACGCGGCTCAAGGCGGTGCGTCTGTAGCGCCTCGACCACGTCTTCCCAGTTGCGGGCGTCGCTGTCGCCCGTGGCGTTGAGACCGCCTGGGCTCATGCCATACAGACGCGTCACCGGAATCTGCACCGCGCTCGAGACCGAGTGCATGCACAGGTAGAGCACGTCCGGCAGGTTGCCGAAGTTCGGCGGATGCTGCTCGTAGCTCTCGTCGGCATCGAGAACGAGGTCTTTCACGACCGAGCGCCCCATGCGGATGAGCCCGAAGCGCGCCTTGACCGCTTCCGGATCACCGCTCGTCGCCACTACCGCGAGGTCCTTGACCTTGATGACGCCTTGGCTCGCCTTGCTGACCAGATGCGCCAGCGTCGCCCAGGCGGCGGCATCCTGCTCGAGCGGGTTGAGGCACGCCTGAAAGATGCTGTCGCCCCAGCCGCCGTTGCGCGCACGCCTGTCGTCCGAGACGTTGCGGCCCGGGAAGATGGTCAGCCGCGACGCATGCACGATGGCGATCGGGTCAAGGCCGTCGATCTCGGTCGGGTTCGCGGTGAAGACGGCTTCGGGCATCACCGCCCACAGCACCGGCTGGTTGTAGGCCCGTGAGCGCGGGTCCGTGTCGACCTGCCAGGGCCTGAGGCGCCGCCTGTCGAGCACGCGCAGAAAGAGCACGGACTTGACGCCTGCCTCGTTGACGGGCTCACTCAGCTCGCGCCCATCGTCGACCCCGACCCAGATGGCCGAGCCCCCGAATGCGCGGTCAAGCTCCGACGCCTGGGCAAGCGCGCCGATGGCGCCGAGCTGCGTGAGGTAGTCGTAGGTCTTGGCGCCCACGTCGGCGTCATCCTGCACCATCACCGTGAACGTCTTGCGCAGCGCGTCGAACGTGGGCAGCTCGCAGATGAGCCGCCCGATGGGCTCGTCGTTGTAGAGCGCGCTCAGCTCCGCATCGCCGAGCTTACGGTTGGGCTCTAACGTGTTGCCCTTCGTGCGGTCGTACATCGCATCGCCCAGGCCCGTGAAGACGTTGAGGATGGAGTCGAGCCGCAGCTTGTCGGCGAACTGACCCAGTGTGCGGAACATGCTTGCGGATTCCATGAGTCAGCCTCCCTTGTCGTCGAGGATGGCGTCGAGGTCGGCGAGCGGCAGGTCCTCTCCACGCGTTGCCCACTGCCGCGCCTTGGCGAGCTTCGCCTCCAGCTCGGCGATGCGCGCGTCGCGCTCGGCGAGTATGCGTGCCATCGCCTCCACGGCTGCTGGGCCAGACACGTCCACGCCTTCGACTGCCGCCTCGAGGGCGCAGCGCGCAACGTGCCGCGAGCCTTGGGTCCACGGCGCTGCCCGATCCACCATCGCGTCGGTTACTCGCATCCCATCCCCCTCACAGCCCGCTCGCGGCGCGCTTCCACTTCTCGGCTCGGTTGAGTGCGTCCTCGACGTCGCGCGTCGCCGCCCAGAGCATCGCACAGGCCACCGCCGCATCACCATGGCGGCGAATCGTCTTGCTGGCGCCGTCCTCGACGACCTTGAGCGTGGTGGCGCTCGGCAGCTTCGGGATGCCGCTGACGCGCTTGACGGCGGTGAAGTCGGCGCGGATCTCCTCATCGCTCGGCAGCCGGAGCTTGTCTTCCTCGAGGGCGTTGCGCAGCGGCGGCCAGCTCTCGAGGTGCCAGGGCTCGGTGATCTTCACCTGCACGATGCGGCTCTCGCCGTAGCGCTGGGCACACACCTCCGCCAGGTATGACCCGTTGCCGGTGGCGTCGAAGTGCGCCCGCTGAAACCGTGGCAGCCGGTCGAGCAGGAAGAACGCGATCTGGCGCTGCTGCTCGAAGGGCACGTTGGACAGCTCGATGATGAAAGGCACATCTCTCGTGAGGTCCGCCTGCAAGGTGCCCGGCACCATCACGCTCAGGTCCGCCATGCGCCCGAAGTCCTGGCCGAGGAAGTGCTGGCGGTCACGTGGCAGCTTCGCGATGCGCGGCGCCACCTCCGCGCCGAGCCAGTCGTCCACGTGCTTGACGCGCTCCTTCTCGGGCCGCATCGAGAGCACGCTCGGCAGGTACAACCGCAGCACCGGGCGCCCCTTGACCATGCGGCTCTCCACCACGTCGCGTGCGAAGTAGGTGACGCCTCCTCGGCTCGGGATGCAATCAAGCTCCTCGTCGGCGTTGTCGCGGTACTTGGCGCGGATACCCTGTACCCACGCGACCTCCGCTTCAGGCGACCAGTCGCGCCCCGTCGTCAGGAAGATGCGGCGCGCAAGGCCATCGGCGACGGCGTCCGTGAACGTGCAGCGGTGCAGCGTGTAGGGCGCCTTGCCCGCGCGGATGTCTTCCACCAGCTGGTTGAACGGGTTGTCGATGCCGTTGTGCGTGCTGATGATCGCGATGCGCGAGCCCCAGATGAGCAGCGCCATGCCCGCCTTGAGCAGGCCGTGGGGGTCGTCGTGGAAGGCGAACTCATCGAGGATGAGAAAGCCGTGCTTGAGCCCGCGCAGGTTGCGTGGGGCGCTGGTGAGGCCCACCAGGCGTCGACCGTTGGCGAAGGTGATGCGGAAGGCCTTGATGCTGCGGCGCGGCTCCTGGGTCTCTTCGTCGAGGTCGTCGAAGAAGAACACCTCCATCTCGCTCGCGGCCATGCCGAGGTTCACGGCCCACTCACCGGCTTCGCGCACGAACTGTTCTGCCAGGTCTTCCTTGTAGCCGATGTAGTAGCAGTGCAGCGTGTCGGACACGCAGTACATCACGCCCTCGGCGCCCGCCGCCCACGTGATGCCGATCTGGCGCGACTTCTCGCAGACCTTGACGTCCGACGAGTCCGCGAACCACCGCTGTTGGTAGCCGAGCAGCAGCGTCTCGTGGGGGGCGTCATTCGTCATCGGGCACATCCACCACGTCGCCCGCATCCGCCGCAAGCTGCCGCCCCTTGAACTTGCCTTCCACAAGGTGCCGCCCGACGCCGAGCACCTTGCTGACGATCTCGAGCGACTGGTCGCGCGTCAGCGTGTGCGTATGCCGGT